TTCATATGCCCCTATTGAAGGTGGGTCATTATATTCAACATAATCATAATCACCTGTACCATATGGTAATGATACTGCTGTGCCTGCGTGATATGCTGGTGAATCACTTCCGCTTAAATGAAAATCAAAATTACCTGAATCATAAAAACTAGGGTTTTCTTTTATACCACCATCATTTGAATATTCTGTAGGTGTAAAATCTTGAATTAAAACATTATTACTATTACTATTATAGTAAAGTATATTATCTTGAATAGTTAAACCATCTATTTCAGGTGTATAATCATTATCTTGTTGATGCCCGTATATGCCAGCTACAGAAAAACCGATAATTATATTATTTTTTATATCTATTCCGCTTACACCTGATATAGTGGCTTGTGTTGGTAATTCAATACCATAATATGCGGGGTTAGAACCATCCGCTACTATTGTGTTATTCCAAATGTTTATATTGGTTACATATATCGGCGGGTAATAATCATCTTCATTTGAGCCTGTTTGAAATCTTATGCCCCAGCCACCACCATCACTACCAATGTTATAAAAGATATTACTGTATATCCATATATCTTCTACAAAATCATCTGAATAATGATATTGGCAGAACCATACCGCATTACCAATGTTTTTGAAAATGTTGCGACAAATTATTATATTATTGGCGGTTTGTTCTATTTGTAACCCATTTGTTAATACAGATTGTAATGAATCAAATCCAATTATATTATCATGGAAATATAAACCATAATCATAACCGCCGGGTATTACATCTTTTCCAAAATCAACTTCGCCTTGAACTGTATTACCATAAAATTCCATACCTTCCTGATACCATAACTCTATTGCGAATTTCCAAACATAATCATTCAGGTATGGCATAGCTATAATGGTATTATCATATATCTTCATTCCGTATGAGGCTTCATAACCCGATATACAGTTACCATTTTCATTTGTGGATCTGGCTGTTTGAGTGATTGTGTTACTATAAAGTAAAAAATCAGTTTGATAAACCAATTTTAAGTTTGGTGTGTGCCCGGGCTGCCCGCCGCAGTTGGTAAGCGTATTATGATGAAATGAATTACTTTCACTACCAACACCACCAAATGCCACACCTAAATAATCAAAATCAACTATAGTACAATGGTGTATATGAACATTACTTCTTTGATAAACGCCAATGGCTTGATAACCCGTTTGACTATCACCATCTAATTTTATATATGAAATTGATTGATTTGAATTACTTCCACTTTCCAAATATATTAACGCATCATAACTTTCTGTAGATTGATGATGTGAAATAATATGTGATGTATCACCAACACCTTCTATACTTACATCTGCCGCTAATGTACATTGCGTGTGCTCTGTATATGTACCAGCATTAACATGAATTATATCACCTAAAGCTGATACTTCTGTACATGCTTTGTATAATGATGCCCATGGATTCCCAATTGAACCATTACCTGTTGTATCATTTCCTGTTGGATCAATATAGAAGGTTGCCATTGGTATTAGGTGTTATAATTTCTCAAATAATTAATTTCGAGCTTTAATTTAGATATCTCTATGTTTAATGTTTTGATGGCCTCAATGAGATACGGAATAATTTCACTATATCGGATTGTTAGATATTTGGTGTTATCGTTTATAAGTTCATGCTCCTTTATAATTTCAGGTATTATTTTTTGTGCCTCTTGAGCAATGATCCCATAATGTTTTTGTTTATCAATTTTATATGTGTATTTAATCCCATTTAATTTTAAAATAGTACCCAACGCATTTTGTATTGGTTCTACTTCATCTTTTAGTCGAGCATCTGAAATATATGTAGAAAAACCAACGATATCATCAGTTGCGTAAAATGAACCATTTGAATCAAACCTAAACTTTTCATCACCACCTACACTTACACCAATTGTGTTATTTCCTTGTCGCCAGATTCCTGTATCGGGATCACTGGTAAAAAATATTGAAGGTAGAGCTTCAGTTCCATCACCAAACCCTAATATTTCTACAGGAGAACCTGTTGATGTACCACCTCCGCCTCCGCCTCCTGATACAATAATATTTGATGATCCTATTTGGCCATCCCTTCTCGTAGGAATAATCTTTTTCTGTGATATACTTAATGTGCCCATATTTTATATTGTTTCTCTGCTTGAAGTTATTTCGGCCATTTCACAAGTAAAATTTTCATTCCAGTCGTTATATGTACCATTTACTATGTAAAATGCAGTAATATTTAAATAATCACTATCCTTTATCAATTTATGTTCTGTACTTAATAAATTATCTGATACATCAAAGTTTGCTTTTAATAGATATCTTGGCTCTTTATATTGTGAAATCAATGATTGAGATAGGAGTTGAGTTGTATCATATAATGTAGTATCATCGCCTCGCATTAATCCCGTTATGTTAATACCTTGAATAACCTGCTGATCTGTACTAAATGATGCTTTTGATGCTCCGTAATTACCGCATCCATTTAATAATGTAATATTTAATTCATCTTTTTTAATTGTGTTATTATTGTAGAAAGATGTTGTTGTTAATATTCCCTCATTACTAATTGGAATATCACTTGTGGTGGTTGTTGTAACTGAAATATTCTTTATCAATAAATTCAATATGCTGGCCTCGGCTGCTGATGGAGTTACACTTTCAAATGCAAGTACTTTTGGAATATATATGGTAATGGATCCATTTATCAGATCTTCTTCTGATGATTGTCCCATGTTGATTGATACTGTACCAGTTGTCCATGCATCATTAATTATCGAACTATCCACAACTACTAATTCCGTATGTTTCCAAAATAATATTCCTGTAGTAATATATTTTTCTGCTATGTTTGAATTAACCTCTCTGATTGTCATTGTGAAACCTATTTGATCTGTCTGCCAAAGATTACCGCCGCCATACCATTGATTTCCAACTTTAAGATAAACCGGTATCTGAATTTCATTTACAAGTATGCCATCATCTTTTGACCATAAGTTATTTTCATCTTTTGTATTAACATAAACATCCATTGATAATTCCAATCTCATTTCTTCATCCTGTTTTATATTTGAGTATGGAATTACATATTCATAATAACCTGATCCAATTTGATCCTGCCGTATCATATAATCTATATTACCTACAGTTGTACCTGATTGCTGCCAGCCTTCAAATTTATTTGTGCCTGTTGCTGTCCATCCATTCATTTCCGTACCCTTGTATATATTAAAATCCACACCATCATCTGTATAATGTATAACCAAAGTACCTGAAGTATCCTGATTTTCTTCTGTATTAAAATTATATGTACCCTGAGTGAAATTATAAGGATCATATCTTACTTCAAGCTGATTAAAAGGTTGTACAACATCTATTGATTGGCCTGTTTCGTAATATTCTATATCACCATTTGATATATCAAGATAACCGCCAATAGGATAAGCGCTTTCTGATGATCCATATGCGGGCGATGTATCATATGACATTCCGTTATCTGTATCATGAAGATTTATAGGATCCAGCAGATATATCGTTTGTCCTCTAAAAGTCATTACCAAACCCAATGCCCCAAATATTGAATCCAATACTTTTCTACATGAAAATGGCCTTTCGAGCTCATCTATATAATTTTCATTATTTACTGTTAGATATAGAAACAGATTGGTGGTAAATTCTGATATTTTTAAATTATGATTTGTAATAATAGAAGTAAATGATATGGCGAGCTTTGAAAATATATTACTCATAACTGTACTAACATTGGTAAATCCTGTATATGTTGCACCTGTGGCGCTTTGTGAATAATACATATTATCTAATACACTCATACCATCATTACATTGTAATGTTATTGGTGTTAGTAATGTACCACCAACACTATAATCTTCTGTATATATTCCTGTTGAAATAAATCCCTGCCATGTTATCGTACCACCACTTGTACCATTGAAAACTTTAACCATAAATTTTTGAGGATCTACTGTAAAAAAATCTATTAGTGTTAATGGTGTTACCAATAATTTTATCGTTGCTCCGGAGCCTTGTGTTGGTTGATATATGTTATTTACATCACCAATGGTGGTTATTACAAGTGGATCTACATCGGCTTTTAAATATGTTTGGCTGCCAGCAGAATCCTTTTGATATATATGAATGGTTGTTGTACCGCCAGATCTGCGTTTGTAATGGGTGTAATATTTTGATGTGTATGCCATTATCTATATGAATTAACACTTCTTTGATTATGTTGAAGATATCCTTCGAGAGCTCCATTTTGAAATTTAACTAAAACAACACCTGGGTTATTTCCACCTTTATTTATCATATCAAATAAATTATTCTGTTGATTTCTTGTTAATACCATTTCTCCACGTTGCAATACTGCTGGCACTTCACTACCAACGCCACCTACAACACCTCCTGTATGAAATTTTGGAATAAGAGAATTAAACGCCGTTCTTGCTAATCCTGCTGCTAGACCCGCAAAGACAGGAATTAACCATGGAGCGATTTTAATTGCGGGATTAGATAATGCAGCTGTAATTGCTGTGGCTATTCCTTGACTTATTAAACCTCCTATTACTTTCCTTATTGAATTAAGAGCCTCCTTACCAAATTCTTTAAATGATTCTGCTCCTTCAGATAGTGTTTCACTTAATGTTTTTAATGAATCCATTATTATTTTTGAAAGTGCCATGAATAATTCTTGAGAACCTATCGCTGTATTACTTAGCATTTCATATACACTATCTGTTGCTTCTTTCCATGTATTTTCAAATAAAGTTGCGCTTGTTATAACTTCTGAATCAGGTGTTATAAATTTAGGCGGTGGGCCTTGTAATCCTTCAAGCTTAATTCCTGATGTGTCTATTTTAGGTTTTATAGATACTTCTATTGGTTTTAATCCTGTTAGAGATTCAACCATTGATACTATTTGTTTTTTATAATCTAATTCTTCTTTTACCGATTTATTATTTTTTTCTAATAATTCATTTGTCTTTTTTAAACTCGCAAGATATTCTGCGTGTGTAGTAGTTATTTGTGCTTCAGCCTCATTAATCTCTTTAAGTTTATCTTTGTTATGAGCAACTGTTTCATATTGAGCATTCATTAAATCCAGATTCAACTGAGCTCCTGTATTATTAAGCTCATATAATTCTGTTTGAGCTGCTTTTAATCTTTGGGTGGCTTTTAACCTTTCTTCAGCACTTTTATTATCATCATCATTTGCGTCTAATCGCATTTGATTTATTTCTTCTTCAAGATCGGCTCTTTTTGTAGCTACTGTTAATTCGAAATTCTCTATTTTTTCTTTTATATCATCAACTCCTTTACCAGCCTCTACTCCATCCCTTATAGCATCACCCCATCCTGAAAGAGCGTTTTTAGCGTCTTCTGCCGCACCTTTAAAATCTCGTTTGAATAATTTAACAATGGCTGAACCAAGTAATGTTATTTTAGTTAGGACTACATTAATAACTGATTTTATAATTTCAAATGCTCTTCTCATTCCATCAGCACCTTCATCTGTACGCTTCATCCAACCAACTAATGCTGCTATTGCGGTTGTAATAACCACAATGATTGCTCCTATACCTGTCGCCATAAACGCTGCTCTAACACTATTGATGGCGGGTATCATTTTTTTGAAAGCTGATATTGCGCCAACTGCCATACTTGTAAATTCACCACCCAGACCTCCTAATTGAGATGTTAATGGTGATAAAGCATTTACCATTGTATTACCTGCGGTTTTAACACCATCACTTAAAGCTTTGGCACCTTTTGTGGCTTGGGATATACCTTTATTAAAACCAGCGGCGGATAATGTTAAAGATGTTAATAAACTGAATTTGGCCATATTTCTATTTTAATATAAATACATTGAGAATTACCTTTTTTTAACACTATTGGAAAACATATCAATCATCTCCTGTTCCATCCTTATTCTTTCTTCTTTACTAATTGGAATATCTTCAATATCCCATTCAAATTTTAATAAATCTGTAGGTTTTTTAATCTTATTTGACATAACAGCAGCATTTATGAAAGCGATGTATCTTGTTTGCTCCCATAAATTCTTATATGTTTGATTATAACTATCGATAACAGCACTACATTCATTGGAACTCATTTCATCCAAGAAATATTTAGGATCTATATGGCAGTTACCAACCACAATAGAATATAATTCAATTATTTTAAGCGGATTATCTACTTTTTTTTTGTGGCAGGCTTTTGTATCTTTTTTGCTTCCTCTATTAGATAATTGTTAAATACTTCAACAGTATCAGGATTTTCATCTAATAGATCTATGAATTCATCAAAACTGAATTTGAATGTTTCCCTATTGTTTGATTTTAAGATACACCAAAAAAGCAACATTAAGTCGCTTACAGTTTCCTTTATAGTATCAACACCTCTACCTGATTTTTCTTCGAACATTAACAAAGAGCGATAACTCTTTTTAACAATGTACTCTACATTATTAATCTTTATTATAATACCATCTAACATATCTTTATCTTTTATTATAAATAGTTGTTATATAAAAAAAAGCACGAACATCATCGACATTCGCGCTTTTTTCACAAACAAAGAAAAAAGACTTTTTATGAGATAGTTAATGCTCCTGAGCCTTCAAGACTTATAGATGCTGTTGCTGTTTCACCATCAGGTGCCGTGAATTCGAAAGCAGATATGATTGCATTTCCTGAAAAATATTTCATATTAGAATCCAATGTCCAACTTGGAGTTGTACCAGTTTTACTTCCAAATGTAATAGCAACCTGTGTGCCTCCTGTGAAATATACCCAAAGATCATTGATACTTTGTGTTGTACCAGATGTACTCATGTTATAAAGTACGTCTGTTGATGCGCTCCATTCATTTCTCCCGGGTTGTTTATCTTTCCAGTTTTCTGAATCTTTTGAAGATGCCTCACGTACTTCAGTACTTATTGAAAGACTTGCATTTGTGCTAAAAGCACATGGTTGTGAACTTACGAAAATCATTAAATTTCCGCCATATACTATTCGTTGTGAATCTGCTGCCATTGTAGTTTATATATTTAATTTTGTGTTATTATTATTTTATTATAAATACAGAAATCCTAATAATTGTTGTATAGATTTCACATAGATTTCACGATGAAATCAATTTTCTGAATAAATGCGTTTTCTGAAAACGATTCATTTACATTAAATAACCTTATATCAACTATATTTACACCATTTACTGTACCTTGATAAAAGCTAAGCCTATCTTCTACTGCCTGTGCAATATTTATACTTTCTGTATAATCTTCACTTAATATGGTTATCTCTACAATTGTATTTTTAATACCCATACGATCTTTGGTTATTTCACCATCACCATGGCGTTCATATACTATGCATGGTAATGTTTGTGCTTCAGGTATTACCAATGGATATATCTTTAGACCAACATAACCATGTACTGTTGTATCTCCACTTAATAATGTATAAATGCATTTCCCGATCTGTATCATGTTTTAATTTTTTTATGTATTTCTTTATGACAATCCTTACAAAGAGCTTGTAAATTCTCGTAATTGTACCCGATTGTTTTTTTCTCTATTATATTATTACCTCTATCTATTTCTACCTTATGATGTACATGCTCTGCCGTAATTATCTTATCTTTTTCCAAACATCTCTCACACAATGGGTGCTCAGATAAATACATTATCCTTAATTTTCTCCAGATATCTGAATTATATACCTTATGATTGAGATTATCTCTTTTGGTTTGATATTTCCTTTTTTCCGTTGTTTTTTTATATGTTTTATTTATGATTGGCACCTTCGTATTTCTTTACTGTGTTTTCAAGTGATTTTACTATACACTCACTTACTTTATTCTGAGCCTGCGGCATAGACCTTTCAACTGCTCCATAAAAGAAATTCGTTTCATCTATTATACCTCTATTATATCCTTTTTTGGTTTTTCTTTCTTTTGTGCCCCATTGGATCCAACGATATTTATAACCTTCCCTTGTAAATCCAACCTTTACACCAACGGCAGATTTCATTGGTTCTATCTTCAAATCCTTTAAATTCTTATAACCTGTCTTACTTTTATTTTTCCTAACGCTTATGAAAGAAGATTTTATTTCATTCTTAATCACTTGAGCAGCATTTTTAAACCCATTTATAACAATGCGGTTCTGTACTGAAGTTTGTAATTCGTTAAATAATTTAAATAACTCCTTATCATTTATAATTTCAAGAGTGATAACATCCTCAGCGTTAGGTTTTCTTGCCATTACTCATTAATTTTTTCAACAAAAAGTTGCATGCCGGCACGAAATCCAACTTCAACTATTTGGTTGATCCTATATTTATTACCTTCATAAACAACTATCATATCTTCTGTTAT